CCTCATACTCATCTGATGCAAACACATTAACAAAATCATTCCACTCAGTCATATCAGCTGTTACGTACTCATCACACCAACGTATTCTAGTGATCATGAACTCATCATAATATTCTGGATAACGCTTGATGCTGTTGAAGTCGTCACGGATAAATGTTGAGTAGATGAACTTACCTACCTGACGTATGTCATCCATGAACTCTGAATGGTCAACAGCTGTTGTCCAATCGTACAGTTTGGTGTCAACCCCTTGCATCTTTTTTCTCCTTAGCGGCGTCAATTGCTTCGAAGAGTGCAATCAAGGCATCCCCCACGATGTCAAGCGAATGACCTTGCTTCATGGTAATGTAAGACAGCACACAAGCCCAGACGGTCAATGCACCTACAGCGATTTCAATTGTATTCATAGCAGTCTCCTGAGGCAGTTTAATGACTTGCCTAGGTCAGTTGGTTAACCTACAAGGGATACGGGCTCAGGGTTTTCATACTCGACGTGCTCAAGAATAGCGATCTCAATCAACCGCAGACCCTTGGTGCCCCCCTTACCTCGCCAGAACTGGATGTTGGCGATAACCTTACTGCCGTTACCAATCTCACCTTGCTCTTCAAAGTCCCACAGTTTCTTCGAAGGACCATCAGTGAAGTCGTACACAGGTGGTGGACCACCGTAAACATCAACACCATCCTTATTCTTAAATGGTCCTTTGTTAGGACGTTTCAGCTTCATGTACTCCCCAAACTCATACTCTCCGTTACCTTCACGGAAGGTAGGGTGTCCAAGAACAGCGGCAGGGAAGCCGTCCTGTTCGATAAGTACATCCTTGAAACCTTCGTCCTCTGGGTAGAAGTTGCAGGTAAATGCTCCACCAGATTTCTCCATGTGTTTCTCGTACGTATCCATGCTCTCAGCAAAGATTTTTGCGTACTCAATAGTGCCTTTGATTTGATATGTCTTAGCCATTGTTTATTATCCTTTCAATGGATTTCAGAATAGTCAGAGCCGTACTGAATGTCACAGCCCAGTGTTACGTTAAGTTTAAGTTTGTGATTAGTCATGCTCATTGCATCAACCTGAATTGACGAAAGATGCTCCCTATCAAGAGGTGTATCTTTGCAAGTCAGGATTACTTCATCATGAAACTGACCTATAGGCCATACCCCATGTTTCGTCAGTTGCTGCACCCAAGTGTCGAAGCAGTACACCCCAGTGCTTTGATTGATTGTTGACCATACATCTTTCTCCTCTTTCAAGTAGGTCCAGAATTGAGACACAGGGTTCCATACCCAGTTGGTCTCACCAGTGAAGTGTTTGACTGACGCTGGCAACGTACGTCTCCGTATGCTGTCAGTAACGTCCTTGACTGCCCAATTACGCTTCCAGTAAGCGTCGATCAGGTCAGAAGCCTGTGCCTCAGACAGCCCAGTTGCTCGACTAAGTGTCCTACAGCCTACACCGTAAACACAGGCGTAGTTGGCGGCTTTGTAGTTCTTACGGATGGACTTTACCTTATCTCCACCCAGCTGTATCTCCTGTTCAGTGATTGCACCTGCGAACTTGGCAAGGTCCAGATGTGGGTCCCAGCCCTCTTGCTCCATTGCAGCACAGTATTCTGGGTCCAGCGGTGTCATGTAGTGGCGTTTGGTAGTGTCCTCAAGGCTGACCATATCAGTCCCACTAAGCACATGACCATCAGGTGCTTTCAGTAGTGAGCGTATCTCCTTTCCGTATGGCTTGTCTACGCCCGGTAGGTTAACCAGCGGTGCAGCATGTTTGAACCGTAAGGTATTCGTGAGACCCTTCAGTACAGCAGTTACACGGCCATCAGGCTGTACAGCTGACAGGAAGCCTTGAACGATTGTCAACCTGTGTGATACCACTGTGTAGCCATCCAGCAGCTTAACAGCAGGGTCACGATCGATCAGCTCCAGAACAGATGGGCACAACTCTTTAGACCCTGTACGAACCTGAGGGATTTCCTTAGTGTTGCCGTCCTTATCCTTTTTGTAGTCGAAGGTCTTAGGCTGCCAACCTAAGCTGAACAACCAATCTTTGATCTGTTGGTGACTGTTAGGATTAGCTGGCACGTGTTCCTTCACGACCTTGATTGGCCCTTCAGTGCTTTCGTGCAAACCTTCATCCTTCAGAAGATCGAACCATCGTTGGCCGGCTACAGTTCTTGAACCACATGCCTTCAGGATTACCGTTGGCTTCTTACGTTCAACGTACCTAGGATTAAGTGGCATGGCATGTGATAGAAGATCAAACTTCTGTGCCTTCTCTTCCTCCAGTTGCTTAGCTAATGCTTCAGCACCCTCTACATCCAGATGCCACCCTTGCTGGGCTTGGTGATACGCCAGCTGACCTTTGAATGATGTGTACTCAATGAACCGCTGCTTGTTCACAGGGTCATCTTTGTACAGCAGTCCCAGCCGATCATCGATAAGATAGAACAGCTGCAAGTTGATCTTGACGTCTTCAATACAACGGTGGTCGTACTCTTCTGTAGTCAAGTTCTCCCAGTCGTCAACCTTTGGCTTAGGTACACCAAAGTCTTCACCCCAGTGTGCCAGCCCTTGGCGTGGACGGTCGTACCAGAGGTAACTGGCCAGCCAGTAGGTATCCACTAGCCTACAATCGATACGTGTTTTGTACACCTTCTCAAGTGCTGGTATGTCGAAGCCAATGATATGATGACCAATGACTACTGTAGCCTTGTTGAAGACCTCCTTGATTTCCTCACGACCATGTGCAAGCCTGATAGTATCAGAAGGGTCATCAACATCCACCCATGCCATCGTATGGACCTTGGTAAGTCGATCTAGGAAACCGTCCGTCTCAATGTCGAACAATATTCGCATTACATTTCCTCCATAGTAAAGGTTTTGAAGTCGAACATCATACTACCTGCAGGTCCCTCCAACGTGTTGGGACGGTTCTTCTCAACGAATAGCTTAGTAGTATTCCGAATAACCTCATCGTCATTGTGCTTGTCCCGCTGCAGACTGATGACTACAGAGGCACGTTGGCCCAACATCTTACAATATTTGAAGTCCCCATCATCATTTGTGTGACCGATCGATATGATGCCTACACCCAATTCAGCTGCCAGCTTAGACAACCTGATTGCCAGTGTAGCAAGTGCACTCTCACGGCCTTCGTCTGATGCGATAGACAGCACATCTTGAATAGGTTCGAACATAATAAACTTACAGCCGTAACCTTTGGCCAACAGTTTGATCTGGTCAACCAGCTCCTCAATGCCATCCTCTTCCTTCATGTAGTACTGGAAGAATGTCCCCTTCGAACTGATGCGCTCGATGGAAGCCTCAACGTCATTCACACGGTCCTTCTCAAACACTAGGTCCTTACGGGTCAGATTATCCTGAAGATCGTATGACACAAGGCCCAACAGGGTGCGAACCTTAGTCTCTTCAAGATGCCATGCAGCAAATGGTACATCCCGTTGCAGGAAGTTCCACTCAAGGTAGCGCATGAGCTCAGTCTTACCAATGCCTGTGGGTGCTTTGAACAGCGTGAAGTGACCGCTCATGATGCCCAGTATCTTCTCATCCAGAGCATGGATACCTGTAGGGACATATGAGAAGTCGTCCTTCTCACGGAACAGCTTCAGGAAGTCAGTTGGACTATTGTAAATGTTGTCCGGTGTAAACTTGCCGGCATTCCACCACAGCTGATTGAACCGCTTGGCATCTCCAGCATTGAGGAAGTCACAGGCATCTTTGAAGTCACCATGATCAACACGTTTGACCTTGCCACTGAAGACACTGTTGAGCCGGTCAGCAATCTTGTTGCCAGCCTCATCATTATCAATTGACAGGATGATCTCATTGAAGCCGCTAAGATAGTTCTTAGCTAAGTCCCAGAACTTCTTCGATGGCGTCGATGATGGTAGTGAGACCACAGGGTTCTCGAAGCGCCCATCTGTGTTAATCATCTGATAGGCAGCCATTGCGTCCTCTTCACCCTCAGTGATCGTGATCTTTTTTGAACAGCCTTTGGGGAACAGCTGTTGACCCCACAGCTCACCAGCCACAGAACCAACACTGTAGAAGTCCTTAGGGAAGGTTCGCACCTTCATTGCACCAGATGGGTAGGTGTACTCGACAGCCACCATATCCTTCGACACAGGGTCCTTAACTGTAACAGCATTGTATTTCTTACGTACGTCTGTCTTAATATTACGATATTCGTCACTCGACCGTTCACCTTGTATTGGCTCACGTACATTCGAAACCAACGAGACCACATTGTCGGTGGCAGCCATAGGTTCAATCCCTTTCTCAAGATCAGAAGGATAGGGGTATCTTTCCCTTGAACCTTCATCTAATTTAACCGCTCTTTTAGGTGGATAATTGCCACCACATGAATGACATTTTCCTATGCCACTTTCGTTGTTGTAACAGAATGCATCACTTGAAGAACAGTCCTCAAATGGGCACTCCTGTTTGTTCATCTCCATCTTAATCTCCACTTATGTACACAGTTGTAAACAGTTGTTTTTTAACCTTAGTTTTCAAAAGTCGTTTAACAACTGCCTAACAATTGTGTACCTATGTATCTATATAACCGCATTAAAAAGGGCAATAGTAACCCCTTAGAGGAAAAAATCGTCGGAATTAAGCCCTCTTTTCTCCAACTGTTGCCGAAGTGCAACATATGATCTCTGTTGAATGTGGTGGACAGCCTCCCTAGTGATGCCTAACTTGTCTGCAATGTACTGCTGCGTTCGACCATTCTGAGTGCATTTGATAACATACCGCTGCTTCAAGGTAAGGGCTTCGACGGCCTCCCTGATAGTAGTCAAGTGTCGCTCAATATTGGCTGTCACTTCAGTTGCACGATGCTCTAGTCCATCAACGTCCCAGCCGTCCGATACAATGTCATGCCTAGTCATGGGTTCCCCTTCTTCGCTCAAGGATTTCACTTCTTCATCAAGGGACACAAATTGCGTACCTTTGTGTATAGGTGCTTCCCTGCTGATAAAGTCTTTTGCTGCACCTTCAAGTCTCTGCTTAAGATATACGCTAATGTGCACCTTCTTAATACCGGCGTCCTCTTTTCTTCGAAGATGTTTTCCGCATGAAATTGTAAGAGCTTCAAACAAGGCTGACTGCAACTCTGCGACAGTGTAGGTGGTATCGTTTGGGTCGTTCCTTTCATAGGCAATCTTGTTTACCAAGGGCATGTACTTTTCAACGTCCCTGTTCCTACGCTTAATTTCAGCGTCAGTAAGATCAAGGTTCAAATCTTTGTCGTGGTAATGGTTCTTTTGCATAATTTATATTCCCAAGTTTGTATATACGTGATTGCGGGGCTTTACAGCGTCCACAGGGGCCATCGTGGTGTCGGTAGGTGTACTGGACCATGTTTTTGTAAACGGCTGCACACGCTGCTCTGCGTTGAAAGTAACAACATTGACTACGTGCATCAGGTCGTACGGCCGAACTTTCATCGACGCTTGCCTCCGTAGCTCATGTCTGGCCTCAAGATAGGTCAGCCCAGTCTTGGTGACCAGATAGCGTTTGATCGTCCTGACGTTGTCCTCTGTAGCTGGGCGGGACATATCCCGACGCCGGCGCTCTTCGTAAGCGATACCGTAGCACCGCTGTTGATTGGTGGACAGCTCCTGCATCCACATTTCTGTTTGCTCTTCGTAATCAATAATCATTTCATTGCCTTTCTGTATGCTTCTTCAGGGGTCAGTTTCTTGCTTTGGACAAGGCGGTGGTATTCATCCATGTCCGATTCATGACGTTGCTTCAGGTCCTTCATGTTATGATAGAAGTGGATGATTGCTGCCCCTATAGTCAGCAGGACAAACATCAGGCTGATGGCTCCCAATGTTGCCACCATTGTAAATTGCATATCACTCATTGTCATTGCCTTCCTCTGTGTGATTGTAACCAGCTGTGAACTCCTCCACAGCGCCGTGGATTGAAGGGTCGTATTCTACGATAGCCCATTGGTATTCATACATTGCATCAATGTCATCTGAGATAGCTGCACGGTAAAGTCTGCCCCCAATAATCAGATACTCTTCGTATGTCCAGTCCCACAGGTCTGACTCTGCCGTTGCAAGATCAGGGAACAGGTGGCGCTCCCATTGGTCCCACCTGTCCTGTGCTACCACGTATTCTGTCCGGTCTACCATTACCATGCTCCCATTTTCTCTAGTGCTTCCCGGTCACGGTCCTGAATTGGCCGCCGGTCATTAGGGTGTTGCTTCATGTATTCAATTGCAGCTGCACATACTCTACCAAAGTGCTGCTGGTCTTCGTTACGGAAGATCATCTGAGCAATGCTAGCCTTGTAAGGGTTGATGATCAGCATAGCCTCTTGCCAAAAGATCGCTGCATCTGTTCCCATCGCTGGGCATTTGGCCTTCAGCATACCTTTGCGTTTGCCTCTTGATACCGTAGCTGCATCCATTGCTGCCACGAAGCGTTCTGCGATTTCCTGTTCTTCACTCATGTTCAATTTCCTTCTACGTATGGGCGACCGTCGCGGGATTGCAACATCGCATATTGTGAGTTGAATACGGGCTCGTAGGTGTCAGCCCGCACGAATGTTTTTACCTTGTAAGGGTTGTACGTTACAGGGAACATATCTTTCAATACGTCCCTGCCCAAACTGTGGTCGCCAATGTAGCCTCTGGCAAACGCATGGACGTTCTTACGGCCTTCCTGCAGCACACGTCTGCGTCCAGCTGGCTGCACTACCCATTCGACGTTGCAAAGATCGACGGTCTTCATGTGGCCAACAACACGCCCTTTGTGACGTACGCTCCAAATCTTTTTGTGCAGGTTCCAGTACACCTCTACTTTCTTACGTTTATTCAAACCGCTCATTCCATTTCTCCCAAATATCGTTACAAACTTCGTTATCGGCATAGTCGCTCACTAATGTGCTTCCGTCCTCTTCATTGCCCCAGATCAGATAGAACCAGCCATGACCCGGCCCGACCTTACCTATTGTTAAGTGGTCTTCACCAGTGTTGCCAATGGCCTCGATGATAGAAGCAAAGTTGGCACAGCGCCTACAGGCCCACTCTTCACCATCGTTAACGGAAATATTGTACCCACGTTCAAGAATGATCTTGACCAGTGCCTTGGCAGCGCGTCGCTTACCTTGTGAAAATCCTTCGTACATTGTGTTTCCTTTCTTATTCACAAATCCACCAACCGCCATTATTGGGGTTGTGTGTCCATCCTTGTTTACGTTTGGCTACGCTGCCGCTTACCTGCTTGAACTTGCCAATGGGGACAACCTTGCCGTTCTGGTACAAGAGTGTCGCATCGCGCCATGCACGGGCCCGTTTCTCAGGCTTACTAATGTGTAGGACGCAATCCTGTTCACTACAGAAGAGAGCTCCAATGCTAGGGGTGCGATCACCTGTATCATTAACCGGACCTGTCCTGAAGAACTGGTCAGCAGGTAGGATAAAGGAAGGATTGACCTCACCTTCCCAAGAACCTTGCAGTTCGACCAGTTCAAAACCGTTCAAATCGCATGATAGTTTAAGAATTTCATGGCTTTGTTCGTGGTCATCAATCTCAAAGATGATAAACTCCTGCCACATATTTGGGCTGCTGTGGCTGCATACGCCGCTGTTTAGATTATTCATTACCATAATATTTCTCCTTAGTACAAATCTTGTTCATCGTTTTCATATACAGCTGCGGCCTTGTCGTACGCCGCTTGTTTATATGCTTGTGGATTGACCCACTCTTCATATGAGATTACTTCGTAGCCGCAAGCAGCTTGCTCCGCTGCCCACTCCTGATATGTTTCATAGGGTGTCATTTGAATATAACTCCATTAATTTCAGCCAACTGTTTGGCTATGTATAGCGCAGGTATGCCGTCAAACGTAGCGAACGCAAGACCGCTTGAATAGTCAGGTCCATCATTACCATACCTAGCAAGGACTGTTGATATCCCGCAGTGGTACAGGTCAAACACTTTTTCAGACACTCTTACTGTACCTAAAAAAGTGCAGTGCTCACAATCATGTGTGTAGTGTGGTCTCATCGCCCTTGTACCTCATCATACGCCATAGCCAGACGGTATATCTCGTTTCGGCTTTCCTCTTTTGCCTCATCTGAGGCATTAGGGTTCTCGATCACCATCAGATGAATTTGTGTGGCATAGAACCACGATGGAGCCATTGTTTTGTCAGTCATGATTTTTATCCTTTAAGCTATGCAATCGACGTGCAGCTGTGACACTGCTTCTGCCGTTGCCAATGATTTGTTTGGGCCACGTCCTGCTACAAACGCGCACCATGTGTCCCACCAATATTCACTGGTTCCACTAGCGTCGCACAGTTCGTTGTACAACGCAATCTTTTTGTAGACCGTTTCGTCCTTGGTCGCAGTACTAAACTTGAACTGTTGTGGTCCAATGCCAAGGCGGGCCAGATTATGGGTATCAAGACAGCTGGTCTTGAAGCCTAACAGCTGCAACATGAAGGAAGCCTTCACGATACCTAAGCCCGGGCATTCCCTAGCGATATACATCTGTGCTCCTGCCCTGTCCCCGGCATGATAGAAGGCAACCAACCTGTCCAACAAGCCCCATTGCCCTGTCAGCCAATCAATAGCCTGCTTCTTATGTCCCCATACGTGGACTGAGTCAGTGCCGTTGCGCTCCCAATCTTTCATCTGGGCAGGTACAGTAACCAACCCTGATTGTATGGTCAGCACAGTGAACACTCCTGCCCTACATACCTGTTCATCTGGGTCACGTGTCCACGTGCCCACATGGGCAAGCGATAAATGCTCCATTGCTTCTTTATACATCACTTTGCTTCCTTCCTGCGCACTGGCATTAGGATTGTGCCGGCTGGGCCGGACGTATATACGCGGGCACTTCCGTCGATTAGGCGGGACTGGGCGTCCCATTTGGTTATGGTGCGCAGCTTTCCCGCGCTGGTATAAATTCTGTACATTTTGATTTTCCTTGTAATTGACCACTGCTCCGGCGGGCCGCGCCGTGATAGTACCACGTAGTGATAGTAGAGAGAGAGTGTTGGGGGCCGGAGCCCCCGCTGTTTATTCATATGCTGCTCGTGTTGCAGCTTCGCGTTCGGCCATCAGCTGCTCTTGCTCTTCGAAGAGTGCGATGATGCGCCCCTGCGTTATCTTTACTTCTTCGCGCCACAAGGCGACATAGTCTTCCGTATATTCGCCAGTCATTACACCTAGGTTGGCTTCAGCATATAGGCGGCTTTGAGCGGCATGGGATTTTAACAGGTTCGACAATACCATTTTGGGTGTTGGCTTCATTTTTAACTTTCCTTTTGCATAGGTCAAATGCACGTTATTGTGCACTTGTAACTAGGCAATTGACCACTGCTATGGCGGGCCGGACCGTGATAGTACCACGTAGTGATAGTAGGAGAGTGTTGGGGGACCGTAGTCCCCCGCTGTTGTTAGACGGTTATCTGTTGGAATTTTGCAATAACTGCGGCAATCTCAGCAGCCGCATCTTTCACGGCTTGGCTTGCGTCATCATCTACCTTTTTGAGTAGGTTAAGCTCCGCCTTAAAGAAGTCAAAAGCTTTGGCTTCCCGCTCTGGGAATAAGGTTTTGACTTTAGGACCGAAAAATGAGCATTCACCTAAAGCACATAAATCGGCGTGGAATTGTGTCGCTTTCCGATCGCCTTTAGGCAATGTGATGGTAATCGTGCCCGTTTCTTTATCCCGCTTCACTTTCATGGTGGTGGAAAGTTTGGCCACCTTTTCAAAGTATTTGCCGTGGTCACTTGCAGTCAACAGTTTGACTAGAGGGGTGGTGTTTCCATGCTCAATAATGTTTTCGACGCAGCGTTCAAACGCTACCTTAGCAGCTGCGCCGTTGCCGGCTTCACGTTTCAGGTAATTGTTAACTGTTTTCATAGCGGTATTTGTCATGATATTTTTTCCTAGTTTGGTTAAGTATTGCACAATGAAAAGCACCATTTGTTGGTACGTTTCACGCTGCAATAGCGCCCGGTTGCCCGGTTTTACCTGTCGTCTTAAGCCCCCCCGGTATCATCACTTCGCTAGCGCCGCTAGCTTTCCACGTAATCCGGTATTTCCTACCCCTAGATCAAAAAGCTAGGGCGACGGGTGCGCATTCCACATATTTTGGTCAGCCCATATGTCAGGGGCATGGCTTGAACTGTTGTATTCGCGCGGCAATGGGCCTTGTTAAATCCGCCTCAAAGTGCGGCTCCCAAATTTTTTCCTCAGCGCGGGCGGTATCAACATAGGTGCCCGGGGGCGGTATATGCTGAAAGTGCCTATTGGCGTGGGTTTGGCTGGCGTCTCCGTGTTTGTTTCGATTTACCTAATCTAGCGTTTTGATCAGGATAATCAACACCTAATTGATCACATAATGTTACAACATTGAAACAATTATCACATGTTAACATGTTAAGCAGTTTGCCTTTATTGTGTAATAGAACGCGACGCGCGCGTGGATGACAACCAACATAATGTCAAGGGGCAAATGATAGAAGTTCGTAGGTTATCCACAGATAGTTGAGGTATTGGAAAATTATTCCTGTTTGCAGCTGGATAGTAGAATAATATTGCTTGAACAACGTTCAGACATTTTATGGCCTAGGGTACCGGAAAAGTAAAAAACGTCTGAAAACGGCTTAAAATGGCCGTAAACGTGTCAATAGGTAAAATGACTGTTATCCACAAGTTATTTGCAGGCTGCCAGCTGGACATATTCCAATGTATGAATATGTAACACATTCAAACGTTTGCATATAAAGGTATCTTTATGTTACAAAATGCCACGCGAATGTATCCAAACGGTAACATAAGCATATCGTTATATAACCAAACGGTAACATAAGCATCTCGTTATATAACCAAACGGTAACATAAGCATATCGTTATATTCGAATATGTGCATGTGTCCCCTTAGAATAGTAGTGTTGCACATTGGCCACAGTGGTGTGGTAATAATGTCACAGGGGTCCCCCGGGGGGCACGGGCCTTTGCTGCGTAGTACAATGCACCTTAAGAAAATCTCAGAAAAGTTTGGCTCCCTAGGCTTCCCTATGTCCATGAGCCCTTGACTACCCACGAAGCCCCATATGGTCATTTGAATACCCATGTCCTCTGTTCTAGGACCAAGGACACTTTCGAGCACCGATATCTGACCTGTGACCCCTGTATGGACATCTAGTGAAGCTCTGCTGAGCGTCTGACCTGTGACAAATATATCACACCTGACAACAAAAGCGCCCTACAGATGAAAACAAATGTGTTTATTTTGTGACAGGGGGTTACTATTGCCCTTTTTAATGCGGTTATATAGGTATACAGAGGTACTCTCAAGTTACCCAAGTTTCAACAGCTGTCTTACAGTTGTACCTTTCCTCATTCATTAAAAATTAAACAGCTGTACCTTTTCTAAAATAATTGAAATTAAACAGCTGTCTTACAGTTGAAACTTTTCTAATATCATTAAAATCTAACAACTGTCCTACGTATGTGCACCTATGTGTACATAGGGGGCTGTCCCTACAATAGGAGGCCATCATGGCTAAGAGTATCTCAGACTTCATCAAACGTGCAAAGAAACACATCACATCCCCTAAAGCATCAGGGGCACAGATGCACAGACACAGCAACAGCTCCAACCCTCCCACAGGAGTTAACACTGTAAAAGGTGAATCCCGTGCACAGTCGGATTACCGTGCTGCTAAGATCAATGCTGCCCGTGAAGCCTACAAGGCACGTAAGGCCGGTAAGACTACTCAGTCTGCACCTGCACCCGGGGCATCAACTCAGCCACGATCGCCCTCCAGTAAGGCAACTGCAAAGTTCCCTGCACCTAAGAACTACCCACGTACTACTCCTGAAGAAGGTGGCGGCTTGGCTCCTCCAGTTAAACGGAAGCATTCACCTAAGCCAGATAATGTCTACGGTAAGAAGAGTGGTCCACAGGCCAAGAAGCCTGATAATGTTTATGGTAAGAAGAGTGCTGCACCTAGTCCTAAAAGTAGCAGCATGACTCTCCGTGAGTCCTTTGCTAAACAGAACAAAGGTAACAAACGCTACGGGCCAGCAGCTGGTCAGGCTGGGAACAGACCTGCAGCTCAGCAGGGGGGAGCACCTTCACACGCAGAGAACGCTAAGCTAGCACGTAAGGTCAAGTCACGTAAGAACCCACGTAGCCGTATCACATCAGGTAAGGCATCCACAGCACAAGCTGCAGGGAAAGCTCTTTCCACACGCCGTAAAAACAAGAAACCGGGTCAACGCTAATGTCTCTCTTTGAACAGTCACAACTACGCAGTGTTAACAACATCATCCGTACGAAGTCACTGTTCCTAGAGACCTCCTACGACGATGACTCTGAAGCAGTCATGACCCTCAAAGAGGCTGACTGGACAACTAAGGACGGCAGGAAACTGCTGTCCCTCCGCCGTCTCTTTGTAGAGTACACCCTAGACGACCCCAGTGAATATGAGTTCGCTATGGAGGTCTTTGGCTCATGGGAAGTATGGTTGAAGGTACGATCGGCTAATAAGCCCATCATTGCAGCTGTGCAGAAGGCTAGAGAAGAGGCTGACATCAAACGGAAGTCCCTAGCGTTCAAGACAGTCATCCATAGTGTCAAAGAGGGCAACGCAACATTCCAAGCCCAGAAGTGGCTTGTAGACGAACCTTGGAAGGCCAAACCTACCACTAAGGACGGACGCAAGGAGAGAGCTGAACAAGCCACCCGTGCTGAAGAGGCCTTTGTGAAAGAAGGGTTTGACTCCGACCTTGAGCGTCTGAAAGAAGAAGGTCTGATAAACTAATGGCTAAAACAGCAACGCTTACGACTATTGTAGCTGGCTTCGCGTCTGCTGCTGCCTACAATTCAAACTTCGCTAATCTTAACACTGCACTCGAGAACACTTTGTCTCTCGACGGGTCAACTCCAAATGCAATGGGAGCTGACTTCGATCTGAACAGCAACAACATCATTAACGGTGGCACAGCTGCTTTCTCAAGCGTTACTGTTGGTGGCATTGATATGACCACACAGGCTGCCGCTGCCGCTGCTTCAGCTGCTGCTGCCCTTGTATCTGAAAACAACGCTGCTACCTCTGAGACTAATGCTTCTACCTCTGAGGCTAATGCTGCTACCTCTGAGACTAATGCTGGCACAAGTGAAACAAACGCAGGTACTTCTGAGACCAATGCGGCTGCCAGTGCAGCTGCTGCTCTCGTATCTGAGAACAACGCCCTAGGTGCATCTACGTACCAAGGAGCATGGGTTACTGCTACGGCATACTCCTTAAACGATATCGTTACCAACAACGGCACAAGCTACATTTGTGCTACCGCGCACACCTCTGGAGCGTTAGACGATGAACCCGGCACAGGTGCAGTTGAAGGCACATACTGGGACATCCTAGCCTCCAAAGGTGACACAGGCGCTACTGGAGCCACAGGTGCTCAAGGTGATGCAGGTGCTACTGGTGCAACCGGAGCCACTGGTGCAACTGGCCCTGCTGGTGCTGACGGTGCTGATGGTTCAGCAGCTACGGTAGCTGTAGGTACAGTTAGTGCCGGGGCAGCTGCTGTTGTCAATTCTGGCACATCCTCTGCTGCAGTATTCGACTTCACTCTGCAGACGGGTGCAACTGGTGCAACTGGTGCTGCTGGTGCTGATGGTGCAGACGGTATCTCATTGAACTGGCAAGGCGCTTATAGTGGCGTTACTACATACGCTGTACAGGATGCCGTGTCTGACCAGAGCAGTTCATGGATATGTGTAGCTGCAACCACAGGCAACGCTCCTCCAACCCTGCCGACTGAGACTAACACTTGGTGGGAACTCGTTGCAAAGGTAGGCGCGGAAGGCCCGGCCGGCGCTGGCTCCGGTGATATGCTAAAGTCTGAGAACCTCTCTGGACTAGCTAACTACACCACAGCACGTTCGAATATGGGTTTGACTATTGGTACGGATGTACAGGCGCATTCTGGTATTCTTGATGGCACGACCGCTTCGTTCACCGTCGAAGGCGCTAGTTTGTTGGTCACAGCTTTTGGTTGGGGTAATCATGCGTCAGCGGGTTATCTTACAGACATCACTGGTCAGGCCACAGGCTCACTGTCTGATGTTACGATTACCTCAATTGCTTCTGGTGAGATCCTTAAGTGGAACGGTACGGCGTTCATCAACAACACCCTTGCTGAAGCTGGCATTGCTGCTGCCTCTCATACGCACACTGCTGCTGATGTCTCTGACTTTGATACAGAGGTAGCAAACAACTCTGCTGTCACAGCTAACACAGCCAAGGTATCCAACGCCACTCACACGGGTGACGTAACGGGTTCCACAACGCTGACTATTGCTGATAATGCGGTTACTGCTGCAAAACTGGCAGACACAGCCGTCACTCCCGGCTCATACACAGCCACAGACATTACTGTGGATGCACAAGGCAGGATCACTGCTGCGTCTAATGGTTCTGGTGGGGGAGGTGGTGGAGCTGGTGAATACACTCGCAAGACGACTACCTATACCGCCGTTGCTGGTGATCTACTGTCTGCTGACACTTCTGGTGCAGCCTTCACGATCACGCTACCCATCACTCCGACTGAAGGTGACATTGTTACCATCCGGGATGCTGATGGCTCATGGGCAACCAAAAACCTGACCGTTGCACGTAATGGTGAAACTATTGAAGGTGCGGCTGAAGACCTTGTGTGTGACATTGACAACGCACGGGTTGAACTCTCGTACCTTGATGGTAGCTGGCGTACAAGTATGTCTGCTTCTAACTCCGGTACATTCGAAGGTGCTACCGAGACGTCTGTTAAGGCGGCTCTGGATGGCGCAACCATCACCACGACAACTGTGGTTGGCACCGATAAAGTGCTGCTACAAGATGCCAGTGATGCTGACAACCTGCGGACTGACACTGTAACCAACCTTCTGGCACTTGCCGGTGGTGGTGGTGGCGGTTTCAAGAGCATCCAAGCGTTCACTTCAAGTGGCACTTGGACTAAACCTGCTGGCATAACCAAGGTACTCGTCTTCGTAACGGGTGGTGGTCACGAGGGTGGTGGTTCTAGTAACGCTACTAATGGCGGTGGTGGCGGCGGTGGCGCTGGCGCTACGGCAATTCAGATGCTTGATGTAACTACCCCAACAACATCTACGATTACAGTTGGATCACAGGGCCAGACATCTACATGGGCCGATGGCACCAACACCAATGTTACGGCAAGTGGTGGGAGTGCTGGTAGTAACAGTTCAGGCCTAGCTGGCGGTGCTGGTGGTTCTGGTTCATCGACTACAACTGGCGCTGCCCTAAGCCTAAATGGTGGGGACGGTACTGGCGGTAGCGTTGGTAACTCAGATAGCTCTATCCCCTCGTTTGGTGGCTCTGGTGGCATTGGCGGCGCATCCTTCTGGGGTGGCGGCGGTGCTGGTGGTTACGCTAGTACAGCAACTGATGTTACCGGTGGCGCTGGTAAAGCCTACGGCTCCGGTGGCGGCGGCGGTAAAGGTAACAATATCGACGGAGGTGCTGGTAAACCCGGCGTTGTATTCGTAATGGAGTTTGAATAATGGCTACACTATCTAGTCTCCACGTCCCAGCGGCAACACTCGCTGGTACAGAGACACTCACAAACAAGACCATCACCACGCCGGTTATCTCTGGTGCGGCCCAAGAGGATCAGGTGTCTTTGACAGGTACAACACCCGCCATCACTGGCGTGGTTCAATACTGGACGCTCACAGGTAACAGTACCCCAACAAGCAGTCTGGCTGATGGTGAGACTGCAATCGTTCACATTGATGATGGCACTGCCTACACGATTACGTGGACGATGGTTAATCAATGGATTGGTGGCACTGCTCCAACCTTGGCAACCACTGGCTACACAGTCGTGATGATCTGGCGGGTCAACGGCACTGTCTATGGAACACACGTAGGAGACCTATCGTGATTGGTTTTTCCAAGTTGATTGGAGGGGGAGGCTCCCTCCCACCTCTTGGGGTCACTTACGTTGGCTCCAACGGGTCATCCTCTGACGCTGAAGACTATACATTCTCCAGTGCCAGCCTTGGTACGAATACAACCAGTGACTATTGGCTAATCACATGCGGAGGCAGAGCAGGTAACAATGATCGTTATGTGGTGGATGTCACTATTGATGGACAGATACACGATGTCCATTGGCGTCCTACTTACGACAGTACAGGTAAGGATAGGGATGCCATACTTTCATATATGGCATTGGTCCCGTGTACTGGTTCCTCAACAGGCACTATCCTTATTGATGGCGCTGGTGGAAATTGGCAGTCAGGTGGTTACAGTCTCTTTGTATTGACTGGTTTGCAAAGCACTACCGCTATCAACGAAGTCCAAACGATCGTTGATGTTGGTCAGTCAATAGGACAATCAGGTTCGACGGGGGCTATAACTTTTGCCTCACTTACAACAAACAGTTCTAGTCCTCCAGATGAGAAACCTGCAAGTGGTTGGACTATAGGTGCAAGTAGTCAAGTTCTTCAGGGCAGTGGTAACAGCTACCACTCTTCTGGGTACTACCCGAACACGGGAGACACTAATGTCTCAATGAACCTTCTTCCGGGTGGTGATAGGGAAAGCCAGTTGTTTGTTACACTGAGATAAGGAAAAACTATGCAATATATTTACACCCCCGAAGAGGGGCAGTTTGAATACCCAGTGGGTCTGGCTGATCTTAGAGCCAAGAACCCAACCGTGTCCTTCCGTCGCAACATCCTCGATATTCCAGAGAGTGTCTTGAATGACTACGACTTCCATATCGTCCACGAAGTAGACAGACCGACAATCACTCACTCTGAGATGTTGGTTCGTGCTGACCCTGTTCAGATTGATGGTGTCTGGCACAGTGCTTGGGACGTGATTGCTGACCCTGATTACGTTGCCAGTGCCCGTCGCCTCAGTCGGTGGCAGATGATCGCAGCACTCAAGTACGCAGGTATCTACGACCTCGCCATAACAATCCTTGCGGATCTTCCTGAGACTACACCGGAGGAGACCAAGGCTAAGATTATACTTACCTCTGAGTTTGAACATGGACAGGAGTTCTCGAGGAACTCACCACTCGTACAGTTCCTAGTAGAGCAGACCTCATACACACAGTTTGAGGTGGATGAGTTATGGATGGAGGCTTCTGAGTTATGATCATTATCGACCATGAAACAGATCCCAGTTTGAACGTGAAGTTTGAAGCGGGACGTCTAACCATTGGTTGTGCATCTGCTACACCTGAGCAATGGCTTGCCGCTACAGATCGTCAGATACTAGCGACAGGTGGTAAGGGCCGGCTCAAGTGGTGGAAAGAAACTAGAGGCCCATTGTTCGCGAGAGCGCGAGAGGAGGGGCTTCTTGACTGACTATTGCACCCTTTGGCCCGAAGGAGATTGGGCACATTGTTGTAAGGTACATGACCTAGCGTACGAATTAGCTACAGGACGTATTGAAGCTGACATTGAGTTAGCTAAGTGCGTAGCGCAGTCAAACCCTCTCATGGGTGTTGTCATGGGCGCAGGTGTTATTGCCTTTGGTTGGTTCTTCTACAAGAGAAAGAAATCAAATGGACTCAATAGAAGAGATAAGAATACGGGCTGAAAACGATCTGGAGTTCTTTATCTCTCTAGTGGCCCCAACGCAGGTACTGGGCGACTGCCACAGGGAAGCACTTGAATGGTGGAGCCGTGAAGACGCTAAGGCCTTCCAGTTGCTCCTGTTCCCACGGGACCACGGTAAGTCACGTCTGGTAGCCTACAGGGTTGCACAGGCCCTAGCAAAGGACCCTACGCTCCGTGTGCTGTACATTTCAGCCACAGCCAACTTGGCAGAGAAGCAGCTAGGGTTCATCAAGGGATTGATCGACAGCCCTATATTCAAACGCTACTGGCCTGAGCACCTTCATGTTGAAGAAGGCAAACGGACCAAGTGGACAAACACAGAGATCGGCCTTGACCACCCTCTGCGTAAGAAGGAGAACATTCGTGAACCTGCTGTTTTCACCGGAGGCCTTACAACTAGCCTCACTGGGCTTCATTGTGATATTGCTGTCCTCGATGATATTGTTGTAGCAGAGAACGCCCTGACACAAGAAGGTCGTAACAAGGTAGCCTCCCAGTATTCACTGTTGGCATCCATTGAAGGGGCTGACGCACAAGAGTGGGTCGTTGGTACACGCTACCATTCGAAAGACCTGTACAACAGTCTCATGGAGATGCGTGAAATACTTTTTGATAAAGAAGGTAACCAGCTGGGCGAAGAGCCTATCTACGAAGTCTTTGAGCGTCCTGTTGAGGACATGGGGGATGGCACTGGTCAGTTCCTGTGGCCACGACAGCAACGTAAGGATGGCAAGTGGTTTGGGTTTGATATCCCAACGCTGGCTAAGAAGAAAGGTAAGTATCTCGACAGAGCACAGTTCAGGGCCCAGTACTACAATGACCCGTCTGACCCCGACAACGTACCTGTAAGCCGCGACAAAATCCAGTACTTCGATAGGAAGCATCTGGTTCTCGAAGGCTCCTACTGGTACTACAAGGGTAACAGGTTGAACGTATATGCTGCCATCGACTTTGCTTTCTCGCTGAGTACCAAGGCTGACTATACGGCTCTGGTGACGATCGGTGTAGATGCTGAGAACAATGTGTACGTCATAGATATCGACAGGTTCCGTACGGACAGGATATCAGACTACTTTGAGCATATCTTCGA